CCAGTTCCTGGGTCTAATGCAAATACAACACCACTTCGTGTTGCACCGTCAGCTGTATTAGGTCTTGCAACTCCGTAAGAGTCAGCAGTTCCCATAGTTCCAACCATTCCAGTAAATGTAAATCCTGTAACCGTTGTACCGTTATGTACTCTAAACATATCAGCACGATTGTTTGGAGTGTTTGTTAATCCAGTAGCTGTTGAGTTACCAGCAGCAGGTTTAATTCTTGTACTTCTAACACCGTCTCCAACTACTTGTGTATTAGCAGATAAGATGATAGGTAATGCTTCTTCGTATTCTCCAGTTTTAACATAAACCGTTTTGAATACACTAGTAGCAACATTGCTATTAATCCAAGTTGTTGCATATTGCAAAGTTAACCAAGGTTTGTCTAATGAAGTTCCTCTTCCTGTATCAGAAGAAGGATCACTATCTGTACCATGTTTTGCAACATAATAAACACTAAAACTAACCCCAGGTATTGTCCAACTAACATCTGTTCCATTTGATGAAACAACTGAACCAGCTGTACCGATTGGCAATCTAATATTTTGTGTAGCGTTTCTTGTTAATATGTCACCTCTTACCGTGGTAACAAAGTTTGAATCTCCTTCAGCAAGTAGGTCCCAATAAACTCCGCCTGTATCATAATCAGGTCGTAATGCGTCTCCTACAACAGCAGTAGCTGTGTGAGCAAGTTTACATCTATAAGATGATGAACCGTAACCAATTGTGTCGCCAGGTGCATAAGCAGTTCCGTCTGTCCAATTGTTTCTCCAGTTAAATCCTTCGTTTAATAAATCCCAAGTCGCAGTAGTTGTTGGTACAACTCCAGTTGCGTCTTGTTTTGCAACATAAGTGTGACCACCATATTTTACTACATCACCAGTTTTGTATGCAGTACCACCAGCATATGTACCTTGCATTTTGAAACCAGTTGTTAAAACCGTCCAATATGAAGCGTTGTTATATGGTGTTTGACCTGTTGATTGTTGTTCGGCAACATAGTTGTAACCACCGTAGGTTACAATGTCACCTGCTTGATATGCAGTACCCGAAGCATATGAATCTTCAAATTCTAGTCCTGAAACGAATAAAGTAAATTTAGAAGTATCAATAGTTGAAGCGGCAGTATGTTCAACCGTACAAATGTAAACATTCGCACCGTACTTTGCTAAATCGTTAACTTTATATGCAGTCGCAGAAGCATATGTTCCTGTCCATTTAAATCCTGGAACAAATGATGTCCACTTTGAAGTGTCATCATATAAATCTGTTTGTGAAGCGTGAGCAGTATTACATACAAATGTAGAACCACCCCATTGGACAACATCATCTACTTTATAGTTAGTAGAACCTGCCCAAGCACCTTTCCATTCTTGTCCAGCAACCATCTTTTTCCATTTAGTCGCTGTTAAATCTGTTTCAAACGCTGATGAACCTGTATGGTTCGCCATCGCCACGAAGCTATTTCCTCCGTATCTTACAACATCATCTTTGATGTATGCCGTTCCTGTAACCCAATCTCCTTTGAAGTGAAATTTAAGTCTACCTAGAATAAAATCTGCCATTTTTATCTCTCTCTATTTAATTTTTACAAATACCTGTTAATATTGTTTTGGGTATAATAAGTTCCTCCACTAGGTGTCCAGTTGCTTCCAGTAGAAGCAGTCGCTGTTTCGCTAGCGGCGTATGTATAGTCTTGCTGATACCTTGCAACAAGATTACCGTCATCATTTATGAAATAAAAAAGTTTCAACGGATCAAATCTCGTTTGTTGATACTTCCTAAACTGAGCATTCGTTTGATAGTGTGCGTCTGTACTTTCGTCAAAATCACTTTGTAGTGAATTTTGAACGGTACTTCCATCACTTGTTTTACCAAGTGCCATACCTTCAAAACCATTAAACCCAAATCCTTCACCAGAGTTAACTTCAATTGTCTCATTACTATCTAATTTTACTTTAGTATAGATTAAAAGACCGTTAACATCACGGTTAAGGGAGTGCATTGCATATTCGTTAGAGATTTGAAAACCAGCAGCGTCTGTTGCTACTGCTTGTGAAGCTCCTGTTGGTAATGCTAATGCCATTTAATTATTCCTCTTCGTTTCTTTATATTTATACAATAACCAGCGTCTAAAAACTATTAAGTGTTTTCTAATACCGACATTACCGTATCTGTATTTCCATGAGACGCAATAACTCGTATAATGTCATTTGCCTCAAGGTTTACTGGTTTATCTAATATAAATGTGTTGTTTTGTGGAATGATGATATTAGACATCATAGTCTTAAAAGTTGTTCCACCGTCTATCGTTATTTTCACATCAACTTCTGCTGGAGTATCAGTTGAAGTATTTGAAATGTAAATAGCGTGTAATACAGCAGTACCATTTGATGGCGCTGTATAAACATTTGAAGTTGAGTCATCAACTTGCGAGTTTGTCATTCCTGCGTTTTTAAAAGCACTAGCCATTTATTATCCTCCAAACACAACAGCAAAGGCGAGAATATCTCCGGTCAATGCTAATGTTCCACTAGAATTTGGTAGTTTAATCGTTCTATCAGCTGTTGGATTTTCTACCGTTAATGTTGTTTCAAAGGCGTCAGCTGTGTTACCTTCAAAAATAATGTTTGCATTATTAAAAGTTAAGTCAGTAGTTGCAATAGCACCTGCTGTTAATACTGATTGAATATCAACCGCAGAAGCACCACCTACTTCTTTAATAGTACTTGAATTTTGTTTAGTATAAAACTTACCATCAGCAATGTTCATTGCCAATTCACCAATTTCTAAATCAGATAATTGAGGAACAGCAGAAGCTGTAAAACTTCTTTTTGGTTTTAGGACTTGGTCTGCCATTAGAACAATCCACCGTCAATAATATTCAATTCAACAGCACCACTTGTTACCGTAAATTGTGTACTATGAAATGACGCAACTCCTTTATTACTTGTACTTGCGTCTTCGCCAGCAATTGTAATTGAAGAACCTGAAGCAGAAGTATCAATTCCTTCTCCAGCAGAAATAGTTAATGTATTTCCTAATCCAACCGTACCAGTTCCAGTCTCACCAGCAAGTAAAAGATTTGGATCCGCAAGTTTAGAGTTTGCAATACTTCCTGCTAACATAGCACTTGTAATTCCAAGCGCCTTAACTTGTAGTTTGTCTGATACTACTTCTATTGTCTGGTTATCTACATTAACATCTAAAGTGTTTCCTGATTTTACCATAGCTGCACCGGCAACTACTTGACCAGCACCAGAGAATTGTGATACAGGTAATTCAGTATTGTTTGAAAGTGTATTATCGTTTAATGTTGGTGTACCGTTGTGAGTGAATACATAACCGTTATCACTATTAGCAGTACCTTCTTCTACGAAAGTAAATGTACCACCAGTTAAGTCAGTACCTAAATTTGAGTCTAATGCTCTTGTTAATCTCCAGTTAGAAGAACCGTCACCAACGATTTCTACAAAGTAAATACCGTTTTGTCTAGCTTCTGTTTGGTCTTTAACTACAACTCTGTCATTTACTAGCAATGAAATACCGTCAATTGTTAAAGCGGCTTGAGTTGCGTTGTTGTCTAATCTTCCATTTGATTGGTCATATGTTGCAGATAAGTTTGCTGTGGTAGCAACTCTACAACTATCTTTTACATCTAAACCACTTGAAGCACTATCAACATATTCTTTTGTTGCAAGTGAGTCAGCAGCGAAACCTGCTCTATCTTTATAACCACTAGGTACGGTAACCGTTCCAGTTCCGTGTGGTGTGAAAGTAATATTTCTATTTGCAGCTGATGTAGCAATGTCTTGTCCATCTATTGTTAAATGGTCAACAACTATATTTGTTAATCCAGCAATGTCAGTTGCAGTAGCACCGAGAGTTAATGCAGTAGTACCTAAGGTTACACCGTCATTTGCAAGTTTAATATTTGATACGGCACCGTCAGCAAGTTTTGCTGTGCTAATTCCACCGTCTTGTACATTTATAGTAACCGTATTACCGGAAACTGCTGTATCAATCGTTCCATCACCTGTAAGTAATAGAGTCGAGTTAGTTGAGTAATCTGTTGTTGCACCGGCACTATCTTCAATTGTAAGTGTAGTATCTACAGCGTCAAATCCTAATTGAGCTTCTGTACCAGAGGCAGAGATTACTTTTAGAAATTGTCCTTGAGAACCTGCACCGTCAGGTAGTAATAGTGTTGATGAATTTGTTAGTGATAATGGAGCCTTTAAAACAACATTGTTTGAACCGTTGTTTGTAGCCTCATTAAAAGTTATACGACCAGAGTTAGTGGTTTCGTTACCAATTATAATCTCGTCTATTCTTTTATTTGAATCTGTTGTTATTAGTTTTTCAGCAGCGACAGCACCGTTCGTTGTTGGAAATAAACTAGTGAAATACTTACCACCAATTACATCAAGGTCGTTTGCGTTTCCTGAACCGTCTACGCCACCTGCACCTACGAATAGTCTATCACCATTGTTGCCAGCGGTACCTGTACCATATGTAAATGCTAATTCACCAAGTTTTAATGATAGTGGGGCAGCGACATTGGAACTTCTTTTTATTCTGATTATTGTTGACATATCTTAACTCTCTCTTTTGTTACCTTAAACTTAAAATGAACCACCGTTCAATGTTATTGAACCAGTAGTAGTCGAAATCTCGTCTCTCACAACAAACTTATCACTTGTTGCAGAGTACTGAATCATACTACCATCTGCTAAGGTTGAAGCGTCTACATCTCCCATTAATCTAAATTTCAAAGTAGAGTTGGTTACAGCGGTTTGAGCGGCTGCACCTGCAGGCATAGTAACCGACACTTGTTGCGGTCTACTTATCGTTGAATCTATTCTTGCTTTAATTTGCGACACTTTTAGTCTCCCTTAATTGTTAATATTTATAACCGAAGGGTATTCAAAAACTAATAGTATTAAAATAATTAAACGGTCACATTAGGACGAACGGTTATTATACCTTCAATAACCCTGGTTACTACACTATCGCTAGTTCTCGTAACCTCTACATCATAAACATATCTTGCTGGAGCATCCAAGGCACTAGATTGAGCAGAAGTCAAAGATAGTGTTATAATGCCTGTAGCAGGGTTTGCTACGGTCGTAGACATCGCTATCCTAGTCTTTGTACTCTCATACCCCTTTGCCATTTTAGCGTCAACGGTATGTCCTGTTAGGTCCCAAGCGGCACCATCATTTCCTGCAAGTGTTATATTTGAGGAAAATGTAGTTCCTTGGTCTATTCTTAGATTTGCTATTGCAGCCATTTATTTAATCTTTTTTCGGTTCTTCTGTTTGAGTTTCTTCTTCTTTTGGAGCAGTTGGATCAATACCTAGAAATTCACAAATCTTAGCATTGTAGTATCTAACTAACACATCAATTTTTTCAAGTTCAACTTCAACTCTCGCTTTATTCTGTACTAACTCTTGTCTAGCGATAACATAATTTTTAGTTCTATCGTCAAACTTCTCTTCATCATAATCTTTACCATTTATCTTAATTGCCATAATTATCTCCTTGTATTATTATTTATAAGCGTTCTTATATCAGATTTTGCCATCATATCTAATTTCTTTTTCATAATAGTCTCTAATATCAGGTATCATTCCCATTTGTTCATCTTTAGGAAACGCTTTTATGATTGGGTCATAAATGTGTTCCTTTCCTTTATATACTTCAAAGTATGGGTCATTGCCAAATAACAAGTCCTTGTCGTTTAACAAATCGTAAAACTTATCACCATAATCTCTCTCTATCCACTTTGCATAACATATCGCCACACAATAACTCTTTGCTGGATAGATAAATCTTTCGACTTGTTCTACCCAATGTCTTTTCGCATTAAGAATAATATCATTATCTTCCCATATAAGATATATCTCCTTATCATTCAATGTATCTTTATGAGTAGGATTTAATCTATGATATACTTCTTGTTTGAGTTTCCATTCTCTCATAACTTATATACTCCACATTCTTACATTCATTCCATTCCGGAATATTAACATTTAACATATTCTGTCTATTTACTTTATAAAACTTTACCGAATGATACGACTTGAAGAGTTGACGCCATTGTAATATCCAATTTTGTAAGTAATATTGACTAGGGTGTTTATCAGACTTGTAATAAGGTTGTCCAGCATATATGTTATTAAATTTATTTGACATACTATATATGTCGTGTCCTATTAGGTAAACTTCTTTCAATTCTGCTACTTCTTTACAAGCAACAAAACCACTTGCAGGACCTGTTGCCCAAGTTAACTCGTCACCACCGTCAACTAAATCTGTAAAACTTTTTACTTTATCACCTGTCAACCAACTAATGTTGACCATATTCTTTCCTGTTTCTTTATCATTGTATCCGTGCAAAACAAATCTATTAGAACCTACTCTTTGATTTTCTACAAGTAAACCTGAATTCCTAATTGCTCTTATATGTCTATACCCAGGAAAGAAACCATTTACCATATTCTCGTAATGTTCGTGTGGTACAGGATTCCAATCTCTAAAATAACATTTAGCAGTATAACTATAACCTGAATGATAAATGCTGTGCATAACAGGATGGTCCATTGCAACTAAAATGTCAGGTGCAAAATCTTTGTACAAATTATTACAACCTAATATAACACCTCGTCCTTGAATAGTAGAAAATTTAAAACCTTTTCTACTTTGACCATTGCCTATAAGAAACGCTCTATTTGCCATATCTAAAACTATAAGTATCTAACAGATACCTATATCCATTGCAACCATCTTTTAGAGTTTTAACATATCTATAGTGTTCAGTTAAACATCTACCTAAATATTCACACTTACGACATATATCAGAAATATTTTGTTCTTTCTCTTTTTGACACCATACTTCGTAATCAGCAAAACTATCAAGTTCTAAAAAATACTCATTATCATCTTTATCAAAATCTAATACAGCAAATTTACCATTAGGTGTAATATATAAGTGGTCATCACTATATGCGTTGTATTGATGATTAAGAGAATCTTTTATGTTCTCTTCATTAATAAATGCAAATTTATTTTGCTGATATCCTTCTCTTGTTTTTACACTTTTAAATTCTTCTATCATCTTTATTATAAAGTCTTCAAAGTCAGCGTGTGTCGCACCTAATTGATTTGCTTGATTTGTACTATAAGGTTTAATTTCAAATCCTTTAAAGTTTTTATTATCTACACCTAATTTAATCATCTTTGACCAAATACTTTGTGTTGATATTTTCATAACTTCTGGTGTTGCCAACATTAAAACAGAAAACTCAACAGGCAAAGTTCTCATATTATCATAAACTTGTTCGTGTTTCTCTCTGGTCTCCATATCATAACTAACACTTATAAAATAATCAGGATTCATAAACTCACTTCTTACCATAGATAAGTTTGTGTTTATATTAATCTTGTCTTTGTAATATATCTTAATTGCGTTAGTAATCTTTTCTAGGTTGTCTTCTTTTAATACACCTATCTCACCACCATATAAATCAATGTGTTCTATGTCTCTATGAGTTTGTACTTCATTTAATAGTTCACTTAATTTAAAGTGGTCAATACATTTATTATCACCTAATTGGTCAGGCGTAAGATAACACCAATTACATCTAAAATTACAAAAATAAGATGGATTGATTGATAGATTAATTTTCCGCTTCGTCATAATTCAATTCCTCAATAGACTTTAATAACATTCTTTTACTTCTACTAAACAAAATATTTCTTAAAATTGTTTCTTTTTCAAATAGTCCTATCCATAGATAATGATAGTCAATATGATTTCTCATAAACAATCTATTCAGTTCAGCATACTCTTGTTCTTTATCTAAAGTGTAATCTACTCGTTCTAATAGTTCACCCTTTACATTTGCTTGTTGTTCTTTTATTTTATATGATATACCAGATATATGTTTTGTTTTATTAATGATATCTGTTATTCTATCTAATTTGTTTTTACCACCTAACGCCAACATTATATAAAATGGCATATGGTGTTTCTTTGTAAAATGTCCTTCGCAACTTGATATTGGAAGAAAACCTTTTCTAATAAATTCATGGCAATGAGGTAATACACCTTTCTCAACTTCAATGTCAAAGTCTTTGTCAAATGGACTTACTGATAGAGCTAGATACCCATTTGAATAATCTAAATCTTGTTCTTGTGAGGCGTGTATTCTGCCGTTTTCAAATTTTTTATTTTTCATATATTATAATTAAAACATCCTACAATTCGTTCATTGTTAATTAATTTAAATTTACCAACTTTGTGTTCCCATACTTTACTATGATTTAAAAATATTAAATCGTTCTTACCTGGATATAACCAACAAGACAATGACTTTGTTTGTTTATGTCTTACTGATAAAGAACCACCTTGTTCTTCATTACAGGCATTTGTAAAGTACATTAGTATAGCAATGTTAGCTCCTTCTTTCAAGTCATTGTGCCATAGTGTACTTTCATAGTCTACACCATTGACAATGTTTGGTCGTCCGTGTAATTCGTATTTACTAGACACCTTACTAATATATTTATCACCCAAATATTTGTGGGTTGTGGCGAGTGCGTGTGCTACCTTTTCAGTATGTACAGCAATCGTATACTCTTTATCTGTTTCTACAAAAGGTATTTGTATACCTTCAAAGAATTTAAATGGTGCAAGGTCTTTATGTGGCCACACTCCATTTATTACCAGATTTGATAAATCGTGTTCACCCCTCACTTGTCCATCTCCATTTAATTGCAAGTCTTGTCTTTTCTCCCCAATAAGGCATTGCCCTATGTACTAAATGAGAGTCCATAATAAACATTGCGTTTTGTCTAAAGTCATATGTCTTATCTTCAACTTGTATTTGTCCACCTTTATTTAAATCACCTTGTAGATATAATATAATAGTCTTCTCTCCTTTTACATCGCTGTCTGTATGAAAACCTATAATATTCTTTTCTTCGTTTTTACTATTTACAGAAATAACATATCTAACAATACAATGTTTTATGTCAGGTACATTTAATTTACAAATACTATCTACCCAATTCCAGTCGTCTGGTAATTTCTTGTGAACATTCTTCTCATAGATAGGATATTCTTTACCTAGATTACCTAGTTCAGTAATCATATGATTGAGTTCTAAACTTGTCATTACATTATTCTTAATTAACATATTCTCTCTCATAAGGTGTCATTTCTATATGTGATTTATTATTTGCAATCAAAATATCTTTTCCAATTCTTTTCATCTTCTCACAATGTTTCTCTACAACTCCTGCCTCTTTATAATCTTTCACGGTCTTTCTACAACCATTACATATGTTAAACATAGGACAACTATAGCAACTTTTCTTCATTGTAGATAAATTTAAGTCATCTTGTAAAGGTGTAAAAAACTTACCTTTCATTTCTTCTTCAAAGTCTATCGCTTTGTCTTTATCATCACCAAATGCACCACAACTATAGTAGTCACCATCTGGTTGTAAACATCTTATACCTTCATCACATTTTCTACTTAACGGACAACTTGTAGCAGTATCATTTATTGCTAACATCATCTGTCTAGTATTAAACTCCCAAGGTGCTAGACCTGCCTTATAAATCTCTACATACTTCTCATATATATCTGATAACAAAAACGGCTCTTTTTGTTCGCCACTTGCCATTGCATAATTCAATTTACATTCTACACCTGTCTTCTCTTCTCTCCAGAAGTTATGTAATGTGCCTTCAGGTATTTTCTGTTCAGACATCTTCTTTGCAAGTTCAACATTCTTTATTGCGTTGTGTTCATTCTCTCTTGTAATAACGGATATAAAGTCTGGTCTATAACCACAATGTTCTAACATTGCGTCTGAACACTTATAAAAGTCCTCTTCTGTAAATTCAGAATAGTCACCTTTTAATCTACCACCACCATATTGAAAAGAAGTTGTGATACCAACTCTTTCGTTATTAAATAAGTCAACCCACTTACTAGGTTTCTTATAGAACGGCCATAAGTTTGTCGTTAATGCAAGTGAAGTAGTATATTCTCTTTCATCTAACCAATCAATAATCTTCCAATAGTAATTAGGTTCCATCATTAATGGGTCACCACCATTTACTATGATTGTTTTTGTTTCTGGGAATCTTTCTAAAAAACGAAATATCTGGTCATGTTTTAACCAGTTCTTTTTCTCATCTGTAAGCTGCGTACTAGAACAAAATGAGCATTTGAAATTACAAAGTTCAGTAGGTTTAATTATTAAATCCATTTTCCTATCCAGTTCAATCCTGTAGTAGATTCTTTATTTCTAATCCAGTAATCTTTTAGTTTACCTTCTTTAACTTTGTCAAAACCAAACTGCCACATTATTTCTCTATGATATGGTTCTTTCTGTGCTCTCATTTGATTCATTGTCAGGTGTAACCAATCAAAGTAAGTACCAGACGGACATAATATATCTCTACCTTTAAATATGTTTATCGTATCACACCACATTTGTCTAATTAGTTTTCTGTTTTCTGTTGGAGGTCTGTTCTTCATGTATCCTGCATATTTTAAAGAACCGACTATAACATACTCATTATAGATATGAAACATACCTACGCCCTTAATATAAGTGCTAGGCGTACCATTTTGAACCCATTGTCTCTCACCTTTTGTTTTTTGTGCAATCTCGTATAGTTCAGGATCCTCTTCTTTCTTGCCTAACCATAAAAACATATGTGCTCGTCTACCATCTATTCTAGGAAGATATGGTTTCTCAACAGGAAAGTAATCTAGTTGTACTTCGATATGTTTAGGAAAATTATAGCCTAATTTAGTTTGCGATATAGTTTCGCTGTACTCGTACATCTTCGATATATCGGTGCGTAAGCTTGTAAACACATTCATCCAACTCCTCCTTGTATCTATAATCATGGTTCATAAAACAGCCAAGTGTACATCTATCTAAAAATTCACAACTACTACAATTATACTTCTCTAGGAAAGAGTTTTCTATTATACTATTGTCTCTTGGTTTAATGGGCGACTTGTATTGACTTATATCTTGTTCTTCTTGTACAAGGTTACCACATTGACATAATGTACCATCTGCTAATACAAGTTTTGAAACTCTACAACTTGCATAATTCTTTTTGTTAAATATCCAATCTCTAACAGGATGAACATTTGGATATTTGTCAACACAATGTTTAAAAAACTTTAATAATAGTTCATCGCCAGGCATATTAAACTTTGCGTGTTCATCTGGCATATAATAATCAAAGTAAATATACTTACCTTGTTTATACAGATAGTCAAAGTATTCATCACCTTCATTTAAATAAAAGTTAATATTAGGCTTTGTAAGTAAACAAGAAAAACAGGTTACTTCATCACCCCAAAATTCTACATTAGATTTAAATATCTCAAAGTCTTTTTTATTAAATCTACCTCGTGGGTCATAACTTGTTGTAAGTCTACTAGGTATATCTTCTTCTCTGGACCAAGTGAGTAAGTCCATAATAAGTTCATTACCTTCATCTGAGGTAACCAAGTTAGACACCCAATTGATTGAAAATTCTTTATTGTGTTTTTGACATATCTTTTTTATGCCTTTTACTAGAAGTTTATATCCGTCATTTAAATCTTTGTTATAGATTGCAGGTGCAAAGACTTCGCCACCCATAATATTAAAGGTGACCTTCATATACATTTCTTTTGAGATAAATTTTTCTATAGAAGGAAGTTTGTCAACCACATTATCAACACCGATTTTATTGTCGTGGTTCTGCCAACAGAAATTACAACGCAAATTACAAAATTCAAATAAATGAATAGTGTACTCTTGCTCTGGGTCTCTTTTGGGGTCTATTAAAAACTCTCGCATTTAAACTCCTATGAGTTTGCGAATAGTCTGTATTTTCCTAGTTTGTCTGTATCGTTAGATTTCTTTAATGAGAAGAGATATTGTAAAAATGTATAATTAATATTTCCAATATCAAATCTAGGAATAAAAGATAGACTAGATGGACTATTCACGGTTTCAGTTATAATTGTATCAAAGTCAGTAGAAGATAAACTTGAAGCACAAGCTTTATCTAAATGGTTCATAAAGTAATCAGGATCCGGAGAGTTTTGGAAATCATATAGGTCTTTAATTAATGCTTTCAATGCAGTTTGTTTGTCTGTTGAAAGACCGTCAATGTTTGCAATATTTACAGCACCTACATTTGCAGTAGGTTTTTGCGTAAATACATCTTCGTCAGCAAATGGTGCTAATGGTGTAATACCTGAAAATGGATTGTCATTATTTAAATCAACATCATCACTAGTATAACCTAATGCAGTTTGTTGATTAGTATTCAAAAGATTTAGAGCAGCACCTTCTCTACTATCTGTTAATACTTCTTTATAAAATCTTTTTAAGAATAAATGCCAAGTAGACAATAAGTTTGCTTGGTGAGTATCAGCACCTGCAAAGTATTCGCCTAATAATAATTCAATTGAGAAATTTAAATTAAGAGCTTTAATTCTATCTAAATCAAGTGTAGGTAATACATTAAAATATCCTGCAACATCTCCTAGACCGGCATTAATTTTTGTTAGCGCTAGCGTGTGAGTAGGTTGCAATTGTGTATTTGCAATAATTTTTTCGTGGTGTAAATTAATATCTAAAAACTTCTGTACTGCTGTTTGGTCAACAAATGGTAACATAGTTTTTAACCAGGTTACTGATAAGTTTAAGTATGCTTCACTATCGCAGTAAATAATAACTTTAGTACCTAGAGTACTTTGTTTTAATTTTACATCTTCAAAGAAACCAGTTAAGTCAGTATACTTACCTGCCATTGCATTAACATTGTGTGAATAGTTAATTAAAGTTCCTCTGTATGTAGTTTGCAGTTCCTGGTGCATTTCATTACCAGTTTCTGCTGATATTACATATCTGTTTGTATGACAATCAATTGAATCGTCAAACGCTAAATAGACTTTATTAAATAAGTGTAGCATATTAGTTTTTCTCTTTACCTTTTAAATATTCTTTTGTATCAAATTTACCTTCGGCAATTGCCCAAGTCATTAAGAATAGTGGATTACTTTCTGTCGCCCAATATTCAAATAAAGATTTACCTTTAAACATATAATCTTTAAAGTACTTCGTATAGTTCTTAACAATACCTTCTTTTTGTATTTGATAATAACTATAAAATTCTTTGTGTTTTAATAATGAAACAAAGTTAATACCTCTAACATCTTCTGTCTCGTCTTTAGGATAACTCTCAACAAATTCATTAAAAGCACCTTCACCAACGATTGACATATTATACAATGGTAGACTTTCTAATTTGCCTTCCCACTTGTCAAGTATTTCTTTGTTCTTTTCTATAACACTCTTATATTTATCTGTCTTTGACAACCCCTTGTGTTCAAATAATACAGCGATTATTTCTTTTTCTAATTTAGGTATATTTACTAACATTTGTGTGTTAAGATATTCACTAATTAGTTCTTCGTCCATATTTAATATATCACAAGGTATATCTAAATTACTTAAATAGGTTAGAAACTGAGCACCTTTTAATGTGCTGTTTTCGTAATCAATAAGATAACTTTCTGTCTTATCTTCAAAGTATTTTTTTAAGTCTTTCAATTCAATCGGTACAATAGTATTAATCATTATCTTCTTCCTCTACTTCCGTGACAACTACTATGACAGCTACTATGACATATAGTTTTTGTTAATGTATAAGTGTTACCTCTTTCAGTAGAATATGCGTTTGCAAGGCTCGACATAAACGATTCTAAATTTGTATCGTCAATTGTTTGACCAGGTTGTAAACTACTAGGTTGTGATGGATTTAATGTTGTTCTTTGTGCAGTTGTTAAGTGTGCAATTTGTGTATCCGAATATTGTGTTCCTGCACCTGTCATACTAACTATAGCGTATGTATTTTTGATATTAGTATAATTATTCATTTCTGCTTTTAGTGTACCGTAAATATTGTTTGCAGTAATTACTGAACCTGCATTACCGATATTAGAACCTGTGATACCAATTGATACAGCACTTATTACTGCTAAAGTATTAACCGTACCTACAGCACCTGAAGAAGTGCCTGATATAATATCGTTTTGTAAGAATCCTGTTTGACCAGCACCTGGATTAATTGTTCTTAATTTTAATACATTGCTAGAATAACTAACTACGATACCAGTTGTTGCAGTTATCGTAGAGTTAACCGTTTCACCTGCTGTATAAGTTCCAGTCACACCTGTTAGTGTTAATTCAAATCCGTCAACAACACCACCAAAATCAGCAGAAGTAAATGAAGAGTGTCCTGGTAGATTATCAGTACCCCATACAATATGGTGGTCTGCTACATCTGTTACCAGTTCTTCAAATCTATCAACTATATTTTGACTTGTTATCGGGTTGTTTAAAGTTACCATTTCGCCTCACTTTGTTTTTTTAAGTGTTTCATAAGAGATTTAGGAGCGCCACATATGTCGTCTTGCCATGCTAATTGGTGACAATCGCCACCACAATACTTAAATACTTCACACTCAAAGCATTTAGGATTTCTTGCTACTTCACAAGCAACATTTTCTAATCTCTTAGGACTATTTATAAGTTCTACTAGAGGGTCATCTATAGTTCCAAAATTAAACTCGGGAGCTGCATTAGGACAACCACCTATTGTGCCAGTTGCGTTAAGTGTAAATAGTTTTTGTTCACAATCTCGGCAGAAAGTGCCTTCTTTTGTTGAACCAGTATCAAATTTTGAGTAAATTGTTTCAAAAAACTCATTATCAAACCAATCTCTTGTGTTATACTGAATAGATTGCTCGTGCATTTTTAAAAACCACTTATCTTGTTCTATATTTCTAGGAAATATTTCTGGATGCAAGTTTGCATTACCATTTCCAGTCAATCTTTCAAGTGCCATTTCTTTTACACCTAAATCTTTAACCCATTTAAGTAATTCAATAGGTTCAATTCTAATTGTGTCTTTGGTTACTGATATGAAGAGTTTAATATCAACACCTTCACTAATTAAAGTCTCTACATTCTTACGCCATAAGTTTGCTTGTTTCTCATTTGCAAATCTTATGTTAGGATCCCAACTAGTTCCACATCTATTTTTAAGTGGACCTTTAATGAAGTCAATGTGTTCTTGTTTTAGTTTAAATGTTAAGTTAGAAGTTATGCCCATTGATTGTTGAATCCACAAATCTTTTGTGTTCTCATAGACATATTGCATTTCAGACACAGGAACTAAAAACGGTTCGCCACCGTGTAGTTCTAAATGTGCTGTATCGTGTTTGTGAAAATTGTATTTTCTGAAATCTTGTAACCACTTAATGGTTTTATCTGGATTCCAATAGACTTTAGGACCATTTGAACCTGAAGTAAAACAATGTTTACAATTCAAGTTGCAGGTTTCGGTTGTTTTTAAATAAAACATCCAATTCATTATATAACTCCTATACTTAACCCCCAAGTATCTGCTTCGTTTTCAACATAATGTTTTACACCTTGTTCTATGAATATTCCTTCATCATCATATACTGGTTTAATAACACCATCTAAAGATACTTTCTTTTTGCCTTTGACAACATATAAGTAAACATCTTTATCATCTTTATGTTCTTTAAAACTAATACCTGGTTTCTGATTTACAAATAAATGAATATCTTGTCTTTTCTTTCCTGTGATATTCAATACTACTTCGTCTAAAACTTCTTTTAACCAGGCTACATCTTCTAAGCCTTCCACCTTAATAGTTTTAAATCTATCGTACTCTCTTATCCATTCTCCATAAGACATATGGTCTTTAACCTCACGGTCAAGTCCTTCTTCATCTATGTAAAATAGTTGTCTTGCTTCGTATCTAGTGTGTGATTGGATTTCTTCTTTTAATCTGGAAATCCATAAGATTGTTTGTTCGTCCATAATATATCTCCTTATTTACCAACAACAGCTTCTATAACTCTCTCTTCGTTAGAATCGTCATTGACTAAACTTTTTCCAATTAATGCACCGTTTCTTGGTTCTGCTTCAGCTCTAGCACATCCTGCAATACTACAAGATACTAACATATCGCCTTTTCTTACAGGACCACATACTCTTACTGGTACTCTTCCTGTCATTGCTACCGTAGCGGTAACACCTTCTAAACTGCCATTCATAATAAAGGCAGGTTTTTCTGATTGAACACCAATAACTTTTGTGCAATGATTTTCTGTACATATAGTTACCTCAGCTGTGCCACCTATACATAAGACGGTACCTACTGGATATTCTCTATCAGATTTATACTTTTCTGCCAAGTCAGCATATCTTGCTGATGTAGCAGTTGTTGTTAAAATATTTGTTGATGGATTGTAATATAATCCTGAATCTGCTTTTAGAACATTTGAACCTGAAGTACTATCAGCAAAAGTTAAATATCTTGTTGCGTTTTGAGTATTTTCAGTAGTTAAATCTACAGCACTTGATAATGAAGCAGTACCTGTAATAGTATTTGCAACTAAAGTGTCAACCGTTAATGTTGCAGAATTAAATCCTGATAGTTTTGCAATCGTAACCGAGTTATCAGCAATTTGTGAAGTACTTACAGCATTATCTGCTATCATAGTTTGTGTAACCGTATTCGTATCACCAGAAGTAATAAGAGTACCACTAGCGTCAGGTAGTGTAATTACATTATCTTGTGATGGGTCGTCTACTCGTAATGTAGTTTCAAAACTATTAGGAGTAGCACCTTCAAATTGCATTGAAGCACCATTGATTGTTAATCCAGCACCAACAAGTGTACCACCGGCAGATATACCACCTGTTGTATTTAATTGTTCGTTACCAAAATCAATTGTACCACTTGCAGAAGTAATTGAAGAAGTACCAATCTGTATGTTCGCAATCTCAGCTGTTGTTGCAACATCAATTGTTGATAGACCAGTTAAGTTTGTATTTAATCCGATTGTTAATGTATCTGGATTTGATACCGTTGCAGTAAGACCTGTACCACTCGCTACGGTTAATGTGTTACCAGAGGCAATACCTTGTACATTCGTTCCATCTGTTAATGTGAAACCAGCAGCTGCAATTGCAATAGCATTGATTTCGTTAACAGCACCAATTACAGAAGTAGCAGATAAAGTAGGATCCAGAGTGGCAATATCACCAAAATCTGAGGACGCTAATGCGTTAAATTCTATTCGTAATTTATCTAAACTATCTGTTTCTGTTACCTGTCTTACAGCCATTTTTATTTATCCTTACACATATTTTTTATTAAATCTTTTATTTCAAACAACTCTTGCTTTAAACTATTTATCTCTCTACACATTGACTTCATTTGGTTAAGATTACCTTTTCGCATTTGTATTCTTTTCATATACAACTCATATTCGCTTGAGTTTGTATTAATGATACCACCTGATTCCGTATCTCTTATTAAAAATTCTTGTTGTTCAACTTTCAGAAATCTTGTCATAATTTTAAATCGCTAATGCGATACCTCTCATGTCTCGTAAGATTGGTGGGTAACTAGTATTAGTTCCTTTTAGTACAATCTTAATCTGAAACGCAGTAAAGGCGTTCAATTGTTCTTGTGAATATTGATATTCTTTAAAATCAAAATCATCTTTAGATTTTGAAACTGAATTATCTTCAACACCACCAGCATTGAAAGGTGTCCAGTCAATGTCTCCGATAGTTCTAACTTCATCAGCACTTGTTGTTCTAAAGTAAACTTCAACTTTAGAAGTATCTCTAATAACTTGTGTTAATCTAATATCTAATGCAGTTGAGTTATTAATAAGTGTAACCGGTTTCGTAATATATTGAGACGCAGTTGATGAACCTTTTGCAGTAGTTTCAGGAACATAGTTAGGTGTATTACCACTAGTTGGATTATTTAATCTATTTGCAACACAGAAAGCACTACTTCTATCTAAATCAATTACTGGAGACAACTTATTATTTGTCGTTGATAATTTCATAATAGTATAGAAAGATTTTTGTCCTGCCATTCTAGTTGTTTCATTTGGTCCAGACATAACAGCCTGTGGCGCAGTAAAGTAAATATCGTCTACTAATGTAACCGATTGTCTATTACTTTCAGAAACTAATGAATATGGTGTTTGAGCACCGTGAAGTGACTTACTAGATGTTGTTCTAATAAACGGTTCAATGTTTGTACCAGGAACGGTCATAGTTTGTAGACCACCTAGATTTAATACATCAAATTGTTTATTACCGGTAACAAGTATTGTTGTGCCTCCGATATCACCATCAGTATTTGCAGTTCCTGATGTTGTAATATCAAAACTATCTAATGTAATATTAGAAATAGAAGTATATGTTCCGTTTATATCTGTCGAAGCAATACCGTTAAGAGTTCCTGAAGGAACACCAGATATAGTAACCACAGAATTAGTATCGTGCATATTGTGATTTGCATAGAAAACTCTAATTACACCTGAACCGTTTGTAGTTCTTAATCCGTTTTGTTTAATATTTTGTGCCGGTAGTTCTTTACTTCCTAAGTGAACCGTACCTACGACATTACTAAACTCACATCTTTTCATTGTGAATTTCATATCTTCGTTTTGTTCAGCAGTCCAAGTTGAACCGTTTTGAGATTTGAACATAACACCAGCATATGGTTGTTTAGATATTGTTCTATTAGAACCAATATTTGTTTCTCCTAATCTACCCACATACATATTGTAATCATTTGAGTTAGACAATACCGTCATTGCATATTCAACTTTATCTTGTATGTATATTGGTGCAGGGAATGTAAATGTTGTTTTAACTGAACCGTCTGTACTTGTATTTACAGCAGTTGGATTTAATGAAACTTCACCAAATGGTAATAATTTACTTCCAGGATAACCATTAACCGTATTTCTAATTTGAACGGTTACAGGAATGTTTGCGTCTTTTGTTGAAAAGAATAAATCAACAGAAGATATGAATACTCCACCAGGTTCATCTGTCATAAATGTTTGAGATAATGGATCAACCCAACCAACAATTTGCGTACCTGCTCTTGTAGATGTTTGTAAAATGGTTTGTGAATCTGTAACCGTTTGTTGTATACCTCTAAATTCTCTTGTAGAAACAATTGTGTCTCTAACGGTATTTAATAATCCTCTTGCAATATATTCAGCATTAGCCGCAGTAGCAACAGCAGCTGCGTCTTGCGAGTTAGTAGAAGAAGAAGTTAATCTAAATGTTCTTTCTCCAGTTCTCCATCTAGGATTTGTATTTACTTTAGGATCCGGTATTGTGAATACTCCTTCAACAGCACCAGCACCGTCAGTAATTAAGTTACCACCAACTGAACCACCGTCTGGTGTACAATAAGTAGCAATATTTACATTATCAAAGAATGGAAATACTCTTGTATTTGGTTTTAATCTTGTAGCTTTAAATGCAACATCACGGCTTCTGATAAATGGTACAAATGCAACACTAACAACTCTATCTCCCATAGATGTTCTTATCGTTTGAGGTACGGCAGTTGTTGTAATACCTGACCTACTTTGGTTAACTTGGTTGATAGAAGTAATTTCTGTTCTTTGTACAATAGCACGACCACTCATAAATCTTCCACCTGAAGCTGTAGTTGAAGATGTTAATGCTCTTCCAGTCCAGTTAGTTTGCCATTCATTCCATACCGTTCCAAGTGAGATTTCATCTTGGTCTGTAATACCACTTTGTCTTTGTAATTGGTCCCACGCACCTGTAGTTGAGTTAACTACTAAATCAGGAGTTCTTTGTGTTTCTCTCCATTCATCACTTGATGGTGTTAAATCTATTGTTCCCATCCAACTGAAAATTGCAAATGGGTTAACATTAATTGCTTTAGAAGCAAAAGGTTGATTTATTAAATCTATTTCTGTAAATGGTAATGTTAGTACATCACCAGACT